GCGTAGCGGTTTTTGCGTTTGTCTTAGTCATGGTAGAACTCCGTTTTGGTTGTGGCGATTTGCCGTTTCGATGTCTCAGTTGTTGCCGATTGCCAAAATAATGTCAACACCTTTTCGTGTGCATTATGCGTAGGGAAAAGCGAGCTAGTGTCGGACGGTCCGTCAGTAACGAGAACGAATCAGGAACATCGCTGGTTTGCTGGGTTGGAACGAATCAGGAACATCGCCTCGTGTAGCGTGGGTGTGTGCGTTACGTATGGGTGGGTGTACCTGTGTGCATGAGCATTAGGTGGGTATGGGTGTGATGTGCATAAAAGCGTGACATTCCCGTCACACGTGTATGTGTGTGCGTAAATGCGCATATATGTGCGTAAGCGGATGACTAATCCGTATACAAACCCCATAAAAACAACAGCTTAGCCCAGCCTTGCGCCCAGATATGCGTGCACAGGCTCATTATGCGAGGCCTTGCGGGGGCCACCACCCCCTGCTACGTATACGTATATGTACTCCTACACAGAAGTGGTTTTTACTTTTGGCTTTACTACCCTATATATACACAAAGACACACCAAACTGCCCGGAAAGAGCTAAACTTGTACGATATACTATAGAATGACGTAACGTAATAGTAACAATATGTTACAGAATGTAATATTTAGTAGTGATACGGTAGTTGAGGGGTTGACACAGGTTCAAATATGGTTATAACTGAGCGTAGCGATGCTTAGTTAAACTTTAAGTTAAATAAAATAAAGCAATAAATAAAATATTAAACTATAAAGTTAAACTAAACCTGTTGCAAAGGAGTTATTGGACTTAGGAAATGTGTAACGTATAGTTAAACTATAGAGTTGACATATACTTTTTGTTAGTATACTATTATTTGTAATAAATAAAAATATATAAGACTTAAAGTTAAACTAAAGTACCGTAATCTTTTCAATGTTTGTAATAATGCTGGCTTTGTATAAAGTTTGCGGTACAATTTTTCTCTTATATTATGTATTGACATAAATGGCAAAACGTATACAACTATATGCAAGTGAAAATGTACTGGAAGAGTTCTATAAAGCTTTAGCTACTAATGACTCTCGTGCTTTACAGCGTGTACACATTCCTAAGAGTGACGTATTCTATGTTCGTACTGCTATTGAAGCTAATACAGGGGAACATTACACTCTAGATAGAGTAGAACGGGCTATGTACCTTGAAGGGATGTTAAACCGTAGAGAAGTACTAGATCCAGACAGACAAAGAGAGTGGGAATAAACAAAGCATGTGGAATCTTTTAAGTTTATTAAGTACAGCTAGCAGTTTAAACAGTGCGATAGGGTTTGTGTATAAACATCTCAAACGCGTAGTTAAGTTTGTATTACGTAAAGCATTTCCTACAGTAAAACGTTTCCAGTAGTTATGTTTTTATCTATAGTTCTAGCTTGTCTTAGTCCTAGTGTTCTATCTTGTAACATATTTACTAATGTGCAAGACATATTCCCTAGTAGAGAAGAATGTCTAGTAGATGCAGTAAAAGTTAGGGACAGTTTTATAGACAAAGGTGCATATGCAAAGGCAGGATGTGTAAAGCTAGAGCATAAAGGAATTGACACTTAATGTCTGTAGAATATAGAGGTGAGAAATTTGAAGGTTACAACAAACCTAAGAGAACACCTAAACATCCTAAGAAATCCCACGCCGTGCTTGCCAAAGAAGGTGACACCATTAAGCTCATCAGGTTCGGTGAGCAGGGAGCCAAAACTGCTGGTAAACCAAAAGAAGGCGAATCGGACCGCATGAAAGCTAAACGTAAAAGCTTTAAGGCAAGACACGGTAAGAATATAAAAAAGGGAAAACTTAGTGCAGCTTATTGGGCTGATAAAGTTAAGTGGTGATAATCAATGCCAGATCTAAGTAAGTCTAAGTTTCATACAAAGGGGTATACCATTGCGTCTACATCGGCGTCTGCTAATGCTACTGTTGTATATACTTGCCCTGCTAACTTTAGTGCTGTTACTAGATATTTACACATAAGCAATAACAATAGTTCCACTAAAAAAGTATACGTGCAATTTTATCATTCAAGTGATGATGCGTATCACTACATAGCTAATGCCCTTAGTATGGCAGGAAACTCTGTAACTAACTTAGTTAACGGGGGCTACTTTAATCTACACTCAGGAGATAAGATAGTAGTATATGGTGAGACTGCCAATACTATGGAAGTAATAGTTTCGTTAGAAGAATACTATGACCCTAATCGTACATAACTAAAAAGGAATATACAATGGCTAAGATGCCCATGACTATGAAGAACGGCAAGAAGGTTCCTACCTATGCTGCTGACGGTGTTGGTAAAATGAACAAAGGTGGAGTAGCAAAAAAGAAACCAGCAGCTAAGATGATGGCTGGTGGAATGGCTAAGAAAAAACCTACAGCTAAAATGATGGGTGGAGGTATGGCTAAGAAGAAAGCTGGTGCTTACATGTATGGCGGTATGGCTAAGAAAAAGAAGTAACGTTTGTGCATAACGGGATTGCAACCTTATATGTAGTCCTATAAGTCAAAGCATGGTATAACTATCCTTGGTAATATAAAGGAGTTATACCATGTTTAAACGTTTTATTAAAAGACTACAGAAGAACCAACAACGCCGTGCCGATTACTGGCTTCTGCATAATATGTCAGATAAGTACTTACTAGATATAGGAATTACACGTGGCGAAATCAAAAGCAAAATCTACCGTTAATGCGGCGGGTAACTATACTAAGCCTACTATGCGTAAGTCTCTTGTGGCATCCGTTAAGGCTGGCGGTAAAGGTGGAAGCCCCGGACAGTGGAGCGCAAGGAAAGCTCAGATGGTCGCTAAACAATACAAAGCTAAAGGTGGAGGATATAAGTCATGAAGGTAGACGCACCTAAAGGATACCACTGGATGAGACAAAAAGATGGTAGCATGAAACTGATGAAGCACGCAGGTAAGTTTGTACCTCACAAGGGTGCTTCTCTTGCTGCAAACTTTGCTGTTCAGAAAAAGCACGATGACAAAAAGTAAAAGTCAAAAGAGCCTCACTAACTGGACTAAACAGAAGTGGACTACTAAGAGTGGTAAGCCATCAACGCAAGGACCGAAAGCTACGGGTGAACGCTATCTACCTAAGAAAGCTATTAAGTCTCTTAGTGCTTCTGAGTATGCCTCTACAACACGATCTAAGCGAAAAGGAAATGCTGCGGGTAAGCAGTATGTGGCTCAACCGAAAGCGATTGCTAAAAAAGTAAAACCATATAGGAAGAAATCATGAAGAGATATTTGAAGCGTCTAGCAAGGGCAGTGTTCAATAGAGATTGTCTATGTAATAAATGTGAATGTTAAAAGCTAGTTGCATTTTTACAACTAGTATGTTATAACTACATATATTAAAACATTATTTAAAGGCAATAAGTATATGGCTAAGCAGCTAACCGAAAACCAACAGAAGTTTCTTGAGGCTCTCTTTGATGAGGCAGCAGGAGATGTTCTTATGGCTAAGCGCATTGCTGGCTATAGTGATGGTACACCTACACGATCAATTACAGAGGCTCTAAAAGATGAAATATTTGAAGCGACTAAAAGCTATATGTCTAGATTGGGTCCAAAAGCTGCTATTGCTTACGGGTCGGCTCTGGATGACCCTACGCAGTTAGGCGTTAAGGAACGCATGATTGCAGCAGGTCAAGTGTTAGACCGTTCTGGTTTAGTTAAAACTGAAAAGGTTGCAGTGGAGTCTAGCGGTGGCTTATTCATATTGCCACCAAAGGATTCTAGTACAGGCAATGAAACGCAGAACTAACTTTCAAAAAACAGAGTTAGGCTATTGGATGTTACCGAAGCCTAGCAACATAAAGAATTGGGAAAGAGTACCTAGGTTAACTAAAAGATCTGTACCGTTCGGTTACGAGATAGATCCTGAAGATGAATCTTGGTTAAAACCTATACCTAAAGAATTAGAATTATTAGAGCTTGCAAAGAAACATTTAAAGCAGTATAGTTACAGGGAAGTATCTGCTTGGTTAACTACACAATCAGGTAGGCGCATAACCCATGATGGACTTAAGAAACGTATAGATGTCGAAAGAAGACGTAAATCACTTGCTGCAATTAAGCGTAAACTCGCCAGCTGGCTTGAAGAAACGATCCAACAATACGAGGCGCTCGAAAAAGAAAGAATCGGTTACTACACCTACGAAGACGAAGGAAACAAAACCTGAACATAAAGTATACGCAACTGTAACACCTGCACCTTATGATGTACAGTTCGCTCAAGATGTAGTGTTTAAAGCTAATCCCGGCCCACAGACACAATATCTAGCAGCTAGTGAGCGTGAAGTACTATATGGTGGGGCTGCTGGTGGTGGCAAGAGCTACGCAACACTAGCTGATCCTTTACGTAACTTAGGTAACAAAGACTTTAGTGGACTACTAGTACGACACACAACAGAGGAACTAAGAGAACTTATACAGAAAAGCCAAGAGTTATACCCTAAAGCAATACCGGGTATTAAGTGGTCAGAGAGAAAGTCTCAATGGACTACACCTCAAGGCGGTAGACTTTGGATGTCTTACTTAGATAAAGATACTGACGTTATGCGCTACCAAGGACAGGCGTTTAATTATGTAGCCTTTGATGAGTTGACTCAGTGGCCCTCAAGTTTCGCATGGGATTATATGAGGAGTCGTTTGAGATCTGCATCACCTGAGTTAGGTTTGTATATGAGAGCTACTACTAACCCCGGCGGTCCCGGTCATGCTTGGGTTAAGAAGATGTTTATAGATCCAGCATCCCCTAACACTCCGTTTTGGGCTACTAATATAGAAACAGGGGAACAACTACGTTACCCTAAAGGACACAGAAAAGAAGATCAACCTCTATTTAAACGTAAGTTTATTCCTGCTAGTTTATTTGATAACCCTTACCTAGCAGATAGTGGAGACTACGAAGCAATGCTTTTGTCTCTACCTGAACAACAACGTAAGAGATTGTTAGATGGAGATTGGGATGTAAACGAAGGTGCAGCTTTTCCTGAGTTTAATCGTGCAGTACATGTAGTAGAGCCTTACAAGATACCTAAAGGCTGGGCAAAGTTTAGAGCATGTGACTATGGGTATGGAAGTTACACAGGGGTTGTTTGGATTGCGGTTACTCCTGCTGAGCAACTGGTAGTATATAGGGAGTTGTATTGTTCTAGGGTCACAGCTATAGACTTAGCTGATATGATCTTAAAAGCGGAGTATGAAGATGGAGGAGTGCGTTACGGTGTTCTTGACAGTTCTTTGTGGCATAAACGTGGTGATACTGGTCCATCTCTGGCTGAACAAATGATTATGAGGGGATGTCGTTGGCGTCCATCAGATAGAAGTAAAGGCTCTCGTGTAGCTGGAAAGAATGAATTACATCGTAGACTTCAAGTAGATGAGTTTACAGAAGAGCCTCGTTTGGTTATGTTTAATGATTGTACTAATCTTGTAGCGCAGTTACCTAGTATACCTCTAGATAAACGTAACCCTGAAGATGTTGATACAAATGCAGAAGACCACTTGTATGACGCTCTAAGGTATGGTATAATGACAAGACCTCGTAGTTCTTTGTTTGACTACGATCCTGCAACTACAAGGTCAGGCTTTCAAGTTTCTGACCCGACATTTGGATACTAAGTATGGACCCTAAAGATTTTGACGATAGCTACGAAGAAAACATTGAATCATCTGAATCTTCTTATATTGAAGATGTAAAGAAAGACTCTTATGATTCTGATAGTTCAGTAGGTACTATTATATCTTTTGTTGAGAATCGTTTTAAGAAAGCTGAAGACTCTAGACTACAAGATGAAGAGCGTTGGTTAAAAGCATATCGCAATTATCGTGGCTTGTACAATCCACAAGTACAGTTTACTGAAGCAGAACGCTCCCGTGTATTTGTAAAAGTAACTAAGACTAAAACCCTAGCAGCATATGGACAGATTGTAGATGTTCTTTTTGGTAACAAGAAGTTCCCTATTGTTGTAGATCCTACTAGCCTTCCAGAAGGTGTAGCTGACTCTGTACACTTTAGCACAAACCCTGATCCTGCTGCAGAAGAAGCAATGGATAGTATCAAGGAAGCCTTTACTCCCTTTACTAATGAAGAGAGTAGACTTGCTCCCGGTGAAACTATGCCTCAACTTAAAGAACGTATGGGTGCATTAGCTGGTAAGCTTGAGCCTGTAGAGGAAAAGGTTGTTGAGGGACCGGGTACAACTCCTACTGATGTAACTTTTAACCCTGCAAAAGTTGCAGCTAAGAAGATGCAGAAGAAGATACACGATCAGTTAGAAGAAAGCGGAGCTAACAAACAGCTGCGTCTTGCTGCCTTTGAATGTTCTTTGTTTGGTACAGGCATAATGAAAGGTCCATTTGCTGTAAACAAAGAGTACCCTAACTGGGATGATCAAGGTAACTATGATCCTACAGTAAAGACTGTTCCCTCTACAAGCAATGTATCTATATGGAACTTCTACCCTGACCCTGACGCATCTAATATGGATGAAGCAGAGTATATAGTTGAGCGTCATAAGATGTCTCGCTCTCAACTACGTGCACTTAAAGGCAGACCTTTCTTTCGTGACAACGCTATAGATAGTGCTCTTAAAATGGGTGAGTCCTACGAGAAGAAGTGGTGGGAACAAGTCATGGAGGATGATGATCACGGTAGTCAAGCTGAACGCTATGACGTAAAAGAGTTCTGGGGTTTTGTAGACCGTGAAGTATTAGAAGATCACGACATTGAGATACCTCGTTCACTTAAAGATGCAGAGCAACTTAATGTAAACTTATGGGTATGTAACGGTCAAGTCTTGCGTATGGTTATGAATCCGTTTAAACCTGCACTTATACCTTACTACGCTGTGCCTTATGAAGTCAATCCTTATTCGTTCTTTGGTGTAGGTATAGCTGAGAACATGGATGACACACAGACCCTCATGAATGGTTTCATGCGTATGGCAGTAGACAATGCTGTACTATCAGGTAACTTATTGATAGAGGTTGATGAGACTAACTTAGTGCCGGGGCAGGATCTATCTGTGTATCCCGGCAAAGTGTTTAGGCGTCAAGGAGGTGCACCCGGACAAGCCATCTTCGGTACATCGTTCCCTAACGTTGCTGGTGAGAACATGCAGCTGTTTGACAAGGCACGAGTATTAGCTGATGAGTCTACTGGCTTTCCTTCCTTTGCTCACGGTCAGACAGGTGTAACAGGAGTAGGACGAACTGCATCTGGTATATCTATGCTTATGTCAGCTGCTAACGGATCTATTCGTACCGTTATTAAGAATGTAGATGACTATCTTCTTAACCCACTAGGTAAAGCCTTCTTTAGTTTTAACATGCAATTCGACTATGACCCTGAGATTAAAGGTGACTTAGAAGTTAAAGCTCAAGGTACTGAGTCTCTTATGGCTAACGAAGTACGCTCACAGCGTTTGATGCAATTCTTACAGGTTGCACAGAATCCAACACTAGCACCGTTTGCTAAGATGGATTATATCATTCGTGAGATTGCTGTTAGTATGGATCTTGATCCTGATAAAGTAACTAACTCTATTCAAGATGCAGCAGTACAGGCTGAAATCCTAAAGGGTTTCCAAGCTCCACCTGAACCAGTTGCCGCTGGTGTTCCTCCTGCAGGTCCAGCAGGTGCTCCCCCGCCTCAAGGAGCAGGGCCAACAGGTCCACAAGATATGACAGGCGGGGGCGGCGGTAACATTGGAGTAGGTGCTGCTGCTGTACCGGGTGAACAAGGCTTTAGTGGGAACGTACAGTAATGGCTGCACTGAGTAGACTTATAGCTAAAGAGCTAAGCTCTGCGCT